GCTCTTTTTTCTAATCCAATATTGAATTCTTCATTTGCTTTTACAAGATTTCTAGCTGCCTGTGTAGCTTGTGGAGTACCTAAAGTAGATTTGTTAAAAGCTGCATTAGCTTTGCTGACCACATCAGATAAATTATTAAAACTTTGAGTTAAAGGTTTAATATTATCTGTTATTGAAGCAAAACCTTTTATTTTTTCATTTGCTTTATCTATTTTTTTATTAGTTATATCTAACGCTCTATTAAAGTTAGTTAACTGTCCTGCTTTAACCTTTACATCAATATTTATTCCGTAATTAGCCACTTGCTATAAAAAACCAAATATTAAACCTATCTTACCTTCTTTTGC